ATGATGCAGATGTAGATCTTGACAAGTTGGAGGGATAGATGTATGATTAACTCCTGGAGCTTGCTTTACGATGAACTTTATGGAGAAGATGAAATGACTGACAATACAATAACATCATTAGAAAGTGATGAGTATGATCCAAAACCAAAATCCGATTCAGATGACACTGATTGGAATGATCCTATCATTACGGTAGGATCTGGAAATACAGCATCAGCATATGCTAGTCAATTCAATATCAATCTTGATACTGTCACTATTGATACTGCAGGAATTGAAGGAATTAATTTGGATGTAGATCCTGCTTACATAGCACCTGAATTTGTTAATTTTAGTATGGAAGGTGTTGGTTTAGTTGATGATGCACCTTCATCATTCAGTACACTTTCTGATAATGATGATTCAATAGCACATCATATTACTTCACCTATACCAGAAAAACCACAAGCAAATTTAGATTATAAACCTCAAAAATATGAGGAGGATAAAGGTATTGCTGACCTTAAAAACTATGTTACCTCTACTTATAGAGGACATTATACGTCAGAACAAAATAATACACAGACATTAGATTTGATTCAGTCTGTAGGTGATGCAGAATCTTTCTGCCGTTCTAATGCACTTAAGTATCTTGCACGATATGATAAGAAAGGATCTGCAAAACAAGATATTCTAAAGGCAATGCATTATTGTCTGCTTCTTTATTACTTCAGTGGAAACACTAAAGAACCTGATTACACTAACACTCGATATGAAACTTTCTAAAAGCACACTTGACATTCTAAAGAACTTTAAAGAGATTAATCAATCTATTCTCTTTAAGCAAGGAAATAGTCTTAAGACTATTAGTGTAATGAAGAACATTCTTGCAGAAGCAACTATTGAAGAGGAGTTGCCAAGAGATTTTGGTATATATGATTTAAGTCAGTTCCTTAACGGTATTGATTTGCATCAAAGTGCTGAATTAGATTTTAGTAACGATAATCATGTGGTAATTAAAGAAGGTAGGATGAGGTCAAAGTATTTCTTTGCCGATCCTAATGTTATTATTACTCCACCAGAGAAAGAGATAACTCTTCCTAGTGAAGATGCTGTATTTGATTTGAGCACAGATCAACTAGATAAACTTCTTAAGGCAGCAGGTATCTATCAACTTCCTGACTTGGCAGTTATAGGTGGAGATGGTGTAGTTAAGGTTGTAGTTAGAGATAAGAAGAATGATGCATCAAATGATTTTGCTATTACTGTTGGTGAAACAGACGCTACATTCTCCTTTAATTTTAAGGTAGAGAATATTAAGATTCTACCTGGCACTTATAACGTAGTAGTTTCTCAAAAATTACTTTCACGTTTTACTAATAAGAATCAGGATCTTGTATACTTTATTGCACTTGAACCAGATTCTACATTTGGATAGTTATGTGGTATGTTATAGGATGGACATTAGTTACAATGTGGTTACTGCATAAACTTGGGGTTTTTAAAAAATGAGTAAAAAACATAGTTACAAAAACCCTTCCAAGACACAAGATCTTGGACATGTAGAGGCACAAGTAACTAAAGGTAAGAAGTATTATGATAAAGATGGGTGGGAGATTTCTCCACCCATTTCTGATAGGGAATGTATCTACCGTTGTCTAGAGAACTGTAAAAACCTTGCAGGTCTTGATAGGTTACAAGTTAGTAGATTGATGGATGATTTTAAAACAAAGAAAACTGAAAAAGTTACAAGCGAGGAGTATCCACCATTATGAGCAAAGAAATTCCTACTAAGGATTATATGCAAGATGGATGGGATTCTGGTCCTATTGGATGCCACCCCTATAAAAGGGGAAGTAGGCATAATAAAATTGGAATGTGGATTATGTATATTTTCTATGGTATAATTACTATACAAATTGTTCATCTTCTTACAGTTCTTCCTTGGATCTTTCCTGCACTAATGGGTACTGGATTAGCATTAGCAGGGTATGTTGTTATTAGGGTAAATTGGGAATGAAATTAACTCAAGAAGTTATTGATAAAATCCAAGAAGCAATGTTGCATACTAAAATGAATGGTGATGTAAATTGGCAAGATGGAGATGAGATTGATGTGTGTCTTGGTGGCACATTTGCAGGTGATAAATTCATTAGCATAATAAACAGAACACGCAGTAACACTACTAAACGATGAGAGATGAATTTCTCTGGGTTGAAAAGTATCGACCTAAAAAAATTGAAGATTGTATTTTACCAGAGCAAACCAAGAAGACCTTTCTTGATTTCCTAGATAAAGGTGAGATACCAAATATGTTGCTTTCTGGTCCTGCTGGATGCGGAAAGACTACAGTAGCAAAGGCACTCTGCAATCAATTGGGGGTAGATGTTTATGTCATTAATGGGTCGGATGAAGGTAGGTTTCTTGACACTGTTAGGAATAACGCCAAGAACTTCGCATCTACAGTCTCTCTTAGCAGCGAGTCGAAGCATAAAGTCATCATCATCGACGAAGCAGACAATACCACTCCCGACGTACAGCTCCTCTTGCGAGCGTCTATTGAGGAGTTCAGTGGAAACTGCAGATTCATTTTCACTTGCAACTACAAAAATAAAATCATTGAACCCCTGCATTCGAGATGTGCTGTGGTGGAGTTTGGTATTCAGGGTAAATATAAACAAGAGATTGCGGTAAAATTTTTTAATAGACTTGTATCTATTTTAGAACAAGAAAGGATTGAAACTGATAAGAAAGTTTTAGCAGAACTTATTAATAAACACTTTCCAGATTGGAGAAGAGTTTTGAATGAGTGTCAGAGATACTCTGTTGGTGGGAAGATAGATAGTGGTATATTGGCCCACTTTAGTGATGTAAAGGTAAATGATCTCATTAAAAACCTCAAGGAGAAGGACTTTTCGGAAGTACGTAAATGGTGTGTCAATAACTTGGACAATGATCCTACTGTACTTCTGCGTCGCATTTACGATAGTCTCTACACTTCCCTTGTTCCTCGCTCCATTCCTGCTGCTGTTCTTATTATTGCTAAGTACCAGTATCAGATTGCGTTTGTTGCGGATCAAGAGATAAATATGTTAGCCTGTTTAACCGAATTAATGGTGGAGTGTGAATTCAAATGATTTTAGTTTTTATTATCGTAGGATTATTATTTTTTATTATGGGGTATGGATTATATCTCACAATAGGACCAGGTAAAGTAGATTTACGTGACCCTATTGACGAACATGCTAAAATGCATGAACTAGGTATTGCACATGGACACGGTGGAAACAAAGGTGCATATGAGATGTCTGGTAAACTAGACAAAAATCACACACATGATGAAGACTAATGATTACTAAAGAAAAGCAAAGAGCACAAGTTAAATCAAAATTTTATTACATCTTTTGGGGTGTTGCTACAGCATCAGTTGTATTGGGTCAACTATATGTTGGTTCGGGATATAGAATGTTTGCTCGTTCATTAAATAGAATTTTTGATACTATTGAAATACAGGTTAATGAAGATTATGGACCTAGATTTTATTAATGAGACCTGAAACTAGAGAAGCAATGGAAATGTTGTTTTCCGCAAAGTGGAACTTGCCACAAGCAGCAAAACATTGTAATCTAACGTATAAGGAAATGAAGATTACCTTTAGTGAGTATTGTGCTTTGCACGATCCAACTTATAATAACTTTGACACTTCCATTCAGATGGAATTAAATTATGAAGGCATTAAAAACTCCTCTTAGATATCCAGGTGGCAAGTCTCGTGCTTGTGTTAAAATGGATCAATACTTTCCAGATTTGAGAGAGTATGCAGAATTTCGTGAACCATTTCTTGGAGGTGGTTCTGTTGCTATACATGTAAGTAAAAAGTATCCACACCTAAAGATTACAGTTAATGATCTTTACGAACCGTTGATTAACTTCTGGACACAGTTACAGCAGTTTGGTTGTGAATTAACCGAAGTAATAAAAAATTATAAATCAACACATCCTAATCCAGATTCTGCAAGGTGCTTATTTGCAGTGATGAAGGATAATATTAATGATAATAGTCTTGATTGTATAGAAAGAGCAGCAGCATTTTATATTGTTAATAAGTGTAGTTTTTCTGGACTTACTGAATCATCTTCATTCTCTCAACAAGCATCTATTTCTAACTTCTCTATGAGAGGTATAGAAAAGTTACCTGGTTATTCAGAGATCATTTCTAATTGGCATATTAATCAATACTCATATGAGTATTGTTTTAGAACAGATATTCATGATGATCTTTTCATGTATCTAGATCCTCCTTATGATATTAAGGATAATCTTTATGGTAAGAAGGGATCAATGCATAAAGGATTTGATCATGATAAGTTTGCAGAAGATTGTAGTCAGAGTAAAGTAGATCAGTTGATTAGTTATAATTCAGATCAACTTGTTAAAGATAGGTTTACAGAATCGAAATGGAAAGCAGCAGAGTTTGATCTAACATACACCATGAGGTCGGTTGGTGAGTATATGAGAGAGCAAAAAGAAAGGAAGGAACTTTTACTTTTTAATTATGGAATTAAAGGATTGGCTTAACTCTATAAATTTCAATAAGCAAAATCTTATTGAAGAAGATCCTTCATGTGCAAGGGAATATCCTCCTTATATTATCAATCGTTGTTTGTCAGGACATCTTGACTGTATTATGTTTGCAAACGAGATGAATAAATACTCTTCCCTTGATAAGGACATGCAATATTCTTTTTATCTAAATAGTCTCAGGAAAAAGAAGAGATTCAGTCCCTGGCTCCGTAAGGAAAAAGTCACAGACCTTGAAATCATTAAACAATACTATGGTTATAGTAATGAAAAGGCATCTAATGCCCTCAAGATATTAACCCCTGAACAAATTAATTTTATTAAACAACGACTTGATACTGGAGGAATGAAATGACTACTTCTACGCAAGAGCCAGAAGTTAAATGGTCGCAAGACCAAATGGTAGAAGTGCTTCTCAATGAACCTGATGACTTTTTAAAGGTTAGGGAAACACTTACAAGAATCGGTGTAGCATCCAGAAAAGAAAAGAAACTTTACCAAAGTTGTCATATATTGCACAAACAAGGAAGATATTATATAGTGCATTTTAAGGAACTCTTTGCTTTGGATGGTAAACATGCTAATCTCACTTCTAACGACGTACAGCGTCGAAATCGCATTACTCGCTTACTTGCTGATTGGGGACTTATCTCTGTAGTAAAGTCAGAAGCAGTTGCAGATATTGCTCCACTCAATCAAATTAAAGTTTTATCTTATAAAGATAAGGGTGATTGGATACTAGAGCAGAAGTATAATATAGGAAAGAAAGGAAAGAAGGAGGAAACCGAATAAAAAGGTAGGGGATTCACTATCCCCTTTTTTATTGCTTTGTGGTTAAATAGTAATGTCGCCTTCGGGGACACAACTTACACTCGCTTAACAAGGAGAACTATGACTAACTTAGCAAGATACCATGCTGCAAACCTTCCAGATCTTTTCGATAAGATTACCAAGAACAGCATAGGGATGGATGATTATCTGAACAGTTTCTTTAATTCAGATTTCCCACAATCAAATTATCCACCATACAATTTGATACAATTAAATAATCATGAGTCGAAACTCGAAATCGCCCTTGCGGGGTTTAAGAAAGATGAACTACAAGTCTATACGGAGTTTGGAAAGTTATATGTCAAGGGCAAGAAAGAAGAATCAGAAGTTGATGGAGAATTTGTCCATAAAGGATTGGCCCAACGTTCCTTTGAACGAGTTTGGACGGTCTCCGACGATACGAAGATTGGATCCGTCAAGTTTGAAGATGGACTCCTAACAGTAGAATTAAATAAAATAATTCCAGACCACCATGCAAGAAAAGACTTTTTATGATATAATATAGGAGTCGTTCGTTTCGCTACCTACGACTGCGGTTATCCCCTTTGGTAGGTTCAGGATAAGCGGCTATAGGAACCTACCACACTATTATGTTTGATTATGACAGAAAGAAATTGGGATGATCCTCTTGATTTTAAGGAAGAGGGAATTGAACTTGATTATAAATTAGCAGGTGTCGATATCGATGCTGGTAATGATTTTGTAGAAAAAATTAAACCACATGTAAAGTCCACTCATAGGCCAGAGGTCATGGGTGGATTTGGTGGTTTTAGTGGTAT